TCTTGCCCCGCAATCGGAGTCACGCCAGCCGCGCGGGCACTATCGAAAAACGGCTGCACCATTGCGGACATGGTGCCCCGCTTCCAGTCTCCAAACGCCTGGCTTGTGCTAAGACTGCGCAGCCCCTGCTTGTCCATGAACACCGGTTCGGTCAGCATGATCGCTGTATCGGCCTTGGCGCCGCTTTCGCGGGTAATCGTTTCCATCGCAAAGTCGGCAGAACTGCTACCGGTCAAGTAGCTAATCATGTTTTCGCCAAAGAACACCGTGGCCTTGGCCGCCGCAGACAACATTCCGGTTAAATCTTCGCCTATGTCGATTTCCCCGGCACCATCAGCCGCCATGAAACTAAGCGGCAGTCCGGTCCCGGAGTGCATAACCGCACCGCCATCATACCCAAGAAGCAAATGGTGCGCGTGAACACCGACAAACTTGGGTTTTTCCAATGCGTCGGCAACGCCGGTGAATATCGGCGCAAGGGTTGTTCCGTCAAACTCGAATGCGTAGCCCCCGGAAGTGCTGGCATACATGCGGTAATAGTTCGATGTGCCATAGAAGTTGTGATTGATTGCGCGAACCTTGCCGCCCGCTGGCAACGCAATGGCCACCGCAATGCCGTTCGACGTTGAACTGCCCCCGGCACTTCCCGTTATTGTCTCGTTGTTCTGAAACGTACCAGTCGCCCCGGACAGAACCAGGTATCCTGCTGCGTCATTGCCCGCCCATGTGCCCGACTGCACCACAACTCGCTTGACTGTGGCGGTGTGGCCAGATGTGCCGCCTGTTATGGTTGCATCGGCTGAATGATCCGTTATTCCTGCGTCAAACCGCAGATAATCGCCATGTGTTACCTCGGACCACCCGGAAGATGTGGCCTCATGCATGATGCAGGCCGTTGCCCCAGCGTTATCCCGAAACCCGTAAACTGTCCCATTGTAGGTGTGTATCCCGAGAACATCGCCGTCACCCGGTATAGCGGCAATCAGTGTGCGCCGCGCCTCAACCGCCACCGATAGATATGTCCGGTGCAACGCCGTCGTGTCTGCGGCGCTGCGGATAGGAACACCATCCGCGACCACCTTGTTTGCCGCTGAAACCTGCAACCATTCATTATCTTCAAATGTTGTGCCGTCGCCTGCGAATGTAACCTCACCCAGAACCACATAGCCCGCCGCGTCTGACCCGCCATATGACCCGCTTTCAACAACAGCATCGGCCAGTGCCACACCCGTTTCCCCCGTTGTGGCGCCGGTCACTGTGTCGCCCGCAGAAATGGCCGCTGTGCCGCCGTCAAAGTCGAGAATGTAATACGACGCATCAGACGGCTTGGGCTGCCCGTCAAATCGCTCGTATCCGTCGCACCGCCTGTATCCGCGAACATTCGGCTCGTAATTCTTCGCCGCGATACAGAACCCCGGACCAACGCCAATCTTCGGCGTCACAAGGTCCAATCCGCCTTGCAGTTGGGTGATCGTGCTTTTCTGTGCCATCAGGCCAGCGGCCCCGCCATGCGCGCGACAGGCGTTTGCGTTGATACCAGATCGGACATGACCCGGTTGTGTTGCAAATCAAACGCGGGGATTTGCTCAAATGCCTCATCAAATACCGCCATCAGCACCAACGCCTTCCATTTGATTGCGTCGTGGAACCTGGCGGGCATTTCCGGCACGTCGCCGTCAACTGTCAGGGCCTGCGGTGATTTCTGATAAAAGCCGCGCACCGTGTAGGTCGCATCAGGTGTTGGATGCAGGTATATCTTTTCATCAGGCGCAACCGTGAAATACTGCGGAAACCCGTTGTCGAACGACCCCACAAGGTATTGCTGATAGAACACATCCCAAGGAACGTAGGTCATTGTTCGCTCGGTTGATTGCCCGTCGCTTGTCAGGAATATCGACCATTGCGACTTGCCGACTTCGTACAATCCGGTCCATCCAGCAAAGCGCGTAGTGATGCCCAATGCCGTTGGCGTGTAGCTTTGCGTCCCGGATAATGCCTTGCTTGCGGCGGTGAACATGCCAAACATCCATCGCCAATCGTCGCGCTGGGTCTGGATTTCACGCCATGCGTCGTTCACCCACGTCACCACCCGCAGCAACCGGCCCGTCTGGCTCGTCACCGTAGACGGGTCGGTCAATGACGGAATGGTCCCGCTGTCGCGCGCAACCGCCTGGCAGAGTTCCAGATAGGTACTCATTTAGGCAACGTGCGAGAACGGGTAAGACAGGGTTTCGCGCGGTTCGCCAATGCCGTTGATTGAAGGCTCATATTCGAACTGAACCGCATTGCGCAGCGCCTCGACAAATTCCTCTGGAACCCACACGTCCTTGCCGCGCGGGATCAGGAAATATTTTCCGTTGACCCTTGGCCCCACCGGACGGTCGCCGCCAACGCCGGGCATCTTGGCAATGTTGATCTTGAACATCTTCTTGCCGTTCTCGACCTTTGTGTTGCCACCGCCTCCTTCGCGGTCTGAAACCTCAACGGCTTTTTCGTAAATGGCAATCCGTTCTGGGGTGAACCCGCCCTTTTTCATCTTGCCAAGAACGACATTGCGGTTTTCGGTCCCGTCGATTTCCAGCCCGATCATCTGCGCGTAGATGCGCAGTTCTTCGACCGTGGCCTCGTCAATCGGTTTGGTTTTCATATCCATGTTGTTCATCCTTTTGTGACGATAAATGTGACGTCTGAGGCATTCCCCAGCACTTCAACGATTTCAGGGGAAACTTGGGCGGGAACGCCTATCCACATTTCAACGCGGCGACCGCCAACGGAAACACGAACAGGGTTTGAATTGGCTTTGGTGATCGTCACCATGTCAGGCGTGACATTAGGCACGACTTTGGGGATCACCGTCTCGGCGGCCTTAGTCTTGGCTTTCATGGCCATAGTTTTTCCTTTCGGGGATTGGGTGAACGGGGCGCAGAACGCCCCGCTCTATCAGACTAGGCGCCCCAGGCTGTCCAGCAAATGGTTTCCGCCGAGACGTTCACATCGGTGTCAGCCCCGATTGTAAATCCTTTGGAGGCGGACGCAGCGGACCCCGCATAGGCAGTGACGCCAGCACTTGTGATGTGCGCCGTAGTGCCAGCCGCGATGGTTTTCATCCCGGATGCGTCAGGCATGGCGTCGTTCCACACCAGAATGGCATCGCCATCAATGTTGTCGATACGAACCGCAACAGGCGTAAACCCGCACGATATGTTGATTGCTGCCCCGGTGCCTTCAACGGTCCCGGTAGCTGTGTTAAGATTTGACATGAGAAAACTCCTCGATTGTCAGTGAAATTGAAAAGGGGCAGCCGAAGCCGCCCCGATTTATCACAGTGCCGTAACCGCCACTTCCAGACGTTCCAGCCAGTTTTCGTTAAGACGAATACCGGCAAAGTAGGTTTTCCAACCTACATAGCCGACCTGCGCCAACGGGTCCGACTTGGAGTTCTGGCCAACGGGAACAATATGCGCGGAAACCGCGTTCATGCCCTTCATTGCCACCGCGCCGAATGCGTTCTGCCCAAAGATCAGGACAGGATACACGTCCGCGTCAGTGCCGGTGGTGGACTTCATCGACCCCTTGGTGCCGCCAGCATCAGCGAAAGCGCCCAGATCAGCGGAACAGACGAAACGAATGTCCTCGACCGACCCGAGTTCCATCGGGTGAACCAGTTTGCGACTGCCATACTCGGCAGCGGGGGTGAACCCGGCCAAGTTGCGAATATCAGCGGCAACGTCCGAGTGACAGACGGCAACATAAGCGCCTTCCACCGGAGTTGTGTTGATATTGGGCGAACCGTCCAGCACTTGCGTGATGGGGCGGGCCTTGGCCGACCGCAACGATCTAACAACGCCGCGCAATGCGTTCAGGGTGATTACCGTGTTCACATCGCCCCGGCCTGTGCCGTTGGCATAAGACACGGACGTACCGGCCTTGACGACGCCATATTGCAGCGCCTCGCGGGTCCGACCCATGTTTTCACCGCAGATCATTGTCGCGTCCTGCAATACCGGATCTTCTGCGGTATCTT